TTAAACTTTAAAGCGTTGTTTTCTTTAGTTAGGTTTATTACTTGCTCACCTAGTCTATCTATTCCAGCGCTTACTTGGTCTAGCTTTTCTTTAGTCATGTTATGCCTTTCTGTTTCGTTAATTAAATATAGATTATCAAACGAAATAAATCTTTATACAAAATAATGCACTGACTTGTGCGTGGCAAATGTGCAACGCTATTAGTAGTGGTATAGAACTAACTTTATAGTTGCATGTCTAATAAATACATGTGGGCGGGTCCCACCCAAGAAAGAAAACCCAAACGATTTACTTTTACTTTTAAATCAAAGAGGGGGGAGGGGTTAAAACAAAAATAGGGGACCCTAGACTTACCCTTTAGTGCTGGATTTACACACCCGGGTAGGGTATAAACTTTGTAAGGTACCATAATAAGATATTATGCTAGATATAAAAAAAATAAAGAATGTAAATAATATTGCTGATCCAAAAATTAGAAAGCAATTAAAATTAGATATTTTAGCTAAAATTAAAATAGTAGAAGATAAAAAAATTCGTTCAGATTTTTTAACATTTGTAAAATACATTTGGCCAGATTTTATAGAAGGGACCCATCATAAAACGGTGTCAGATAAATTTAATAGATTACAAACTGGAGAATTAAAAAGACTAATAATTAATATGCCACCAAGGCATACAAAATCTGAATTTGCTTCCTACTTTTTACCTGCTTGGATGATTGGAAATAATCCTAAATTAAAAATAATTCAAGCAACCCACACAGCAGAACTTGCTGTACGATTTGGGCGTAAGACAAAAAACTTAATTGATTCACATGAGTACAGAGAAATATTTAATACAAGATTACAAGAAGATTCAAAAGCAGCTGGTCGTTGGGAAACAGATCAAGGTGGCGAGTATTTTGCTGTCGGGGTCCAAGGTGCGGTAACCGGTAGGGGTGCTGACTTACTCATCATCGATGATCCACACTCAGAGCAAGATGCTTATTCACAAACGGCATTTGATAAAGCATACGAGTGGTATACTTCAGGACCACGTCAACGTTTACAACCTGGTGGACGTATAGTTTTAGTTATGACGAGATGGTCAACAAAAGATTTAACAGCACAACTAATCAAGGCCCAAGCAGCAGAAGATAAAGCGGATAAATGGGAGATCGTAGAATTTCCTGCAATTCTTCCAAGTGGAAAACCTGTATGGCCAGAATATTGGAAGCTATCGGATTTACTTGCAGTTAAAGCATCAGCAGGTATTTCAAAATGGAATGCTCAATATATGCAAGATCCAACTGCAGAAGAAGGATCATTAATTAAAAGGGAATGGTGGAGAGATTGGACTGAAGAATATATTCCACCTTTAGAACATGTCATTCAATCTTATGATACGGCATTCATGAAAAAAGAAACTGCCGATTTTTCTGCAATCACTACATGGGGTGTATTTAGAATAAATGAGGACTCACCACAAAATTTAATTTTATTAGATGCAAGGAAAGAACGATTAGAGTTTCCTGATCTAAGGCGCCTGGCCCACGAACAATATACTTATTGGAATCCAGATACAGTATTGGTTGAAGCTAAGGCTTCAGGACTTCCATTAACTTATGAGCTTAGACGAATGGGAATACCCGTTGTAAATTTTTCACCGTCTAAAGGTAATGATAAACATACTAGAGTAAATTCGGTTGCACCTCTATTTGAATCAGGAATGATCTGGGCTCCAAAGTCTAAACAATTTGCACAAGAGGTTATTGAAGAGTGTGCTGCCTTTCCTTTTGGAGATCATGATGACCTTGTAGATTCAATGACCCAAGCTGTTATGAGATTCCGTCAAGGTGGCTTGATTTCACATCCAGAAGACTATATAGATGAGCCAATATCTTTAGACGATAATAAGATTTACTATTAATGAAAAAACTAACAACAACTATACCACCTTTAAGAGGGCCGAATCCGCAGGGGTTGAATGTTCCCACTAAAAAGGTTATTGTAGTAAACTCAAGGAATTTAAATGGCAACAATAGACAAAGCACTTCCAAACGAAGTTAGACACTCAATTGAAATTGGTGGCAATCCTAAAGAACAGGAACTTAGCACACCAACGCCTGATATTGGTAGTACTGAAATAACACCAACAGAAGATGGTGGAGTTGAAATTAACTTTGAACCTGGAGCTGTTAATCAAACAGGTTCAGAAAATCATTTTGATAATTTAGCAGAACTTTTACCAGATGATATCTTAGATCCTCTTGGAGCAGAACTTTACGAAAATTATTCACAATACAAATCATCAAGACAAGATTGGGAAAAAGCATACACAGACGGATTAGATCTTTTAGGATTTAAATACGAAAGAAGAACTCAACCATTCAGAGGAGCTTCGGGTGTAACACATCCCGTTCTTGCAGAAGCAGTAACTCAATTTCAAGCTTTAGCTTATAAAGAATTATTACCAGCTGAAGGACCCGTTAGAACTCAAGTGATTGGAATTAATACAAGAGAAAAAGAAGATCAAGCTAATCGTGTTAAAGACTTTATGAATTTTCAAGTTATGGACATCATGAAAGAATATGAACCAGAGTTTGATCAAATGTTATTTTACTTACCTTTATCAGGATCTACATTTAAAAAAGTTTACTATGATTCTTTAATGCAAAGAGCAGTATCTAAATTTATTCAAGCAGAAGATTTAGTAGTTCCATACAATGCAACTTCTTTAGATGATGCAGAAGCTATTATGCATGTTCTTAAGATATCTGAAAATGATTTACGTAAACAACAAGTTGCAGGATTTTATAAAGACGTAGATCTTGGTGAGCCTGGTGATGTTATAGAAAATCCATTAGAGAGAAAAGAAAAACAATTAGAAGGAATTCGTAAAGGGAAACAAGAAGATGTATTTACTTTAATTGAATGTCATGTAAACATAGACCTTGAGGGTTTTGAAGATCGAAGTCCCGACGGGGAAATAACTGGAATTAAACTTCCTTACATTGTAACGATAGAAGAAAACTCTCGTGATATATTATCAATAAGAAGAAACTTTAATGCTAATGATGTATTAAAGCAAAAGATACAATATTTTGTTCATTTCAAATTTTTACCAGGACTTGGGTTCTATGGTTTTGGTTTAATTCATATGATTGGTGGTTTGTCTAGAACTGCAACTTCAGCTTTAAGACAATTATTAGATGCAGGAACTTTATCTAATTTACCAGCAGGATTTAAACAAAGAGGAATCAGAGTTAGAGATGATGCACAACCAATTCAACCAGGTGAGTTTAGAGATGTAGATGCTCCTGGAGGAAATCTAAGAGATGCATTTTTACCACTACCATTCAAAGAACCTTCAGCAACATTATTACAATTAATGGGTATTGTTGTTCAAGCAGGACAAAGATTTGCATCTATTGCTGATTTAAATGTTGGTGATGGTAATCAACAAGCTGCAGTTGGAACTACAGTTGCTTTACTTGAAAGAGGAAGCAGAACAATGTCAGCTATTCATAAAAGATTATATGCATCTTTAAAACAAGAGTTTAAATTATTATCAAGAGTATTTAGTTTATACTTACCACCAGAATATCCTTATGACGTTGTAGGTGGACAAAGAATTATTAAACAAGCAGACTTTGATGATAAGGTAGATGTTATACCTGTTGCAGATCCAAATATATTTTCACAAACTCAAAGAATTAGTTTAGCACAAACTCAATTACAATTAGCACAATCTAATCCTCAGATTCATAACTTATATGAAACATACAGAAAAATGTATGAAGCATTAGGTGTAAGAGATATTGATAAGATTTTAAATGTTCCTCAAAAACCAATGCCAAAAGATCCAGCACAAGAACATATTGATGCATTAGGTGCTCAACCATTCCAAGCCTTCAGAGGACAGGACCATAGAGCTCACATGACTGCTCATTTAAATTTTATGGAAACAAACTTTGCAAGAAACAATCCTATGATTGTTGGTTCATTACAAAAAAATATTTTAGAACATATTTCTTTAATGGCTTTGGAACAAGTTGAATTAGAATTCCGTGAACAGATACAACAAATACAACAGTTAGCACAAAATCCTCAAATGGCACAAAATCCTCAAACACAAATGCAGGTTCAACAATTTCAATTAAAAGTTGAAGCTAGAAAATCAATTCTTATAGCTGAGATGATGGATGAATTTATGAAGGAAGAAAAGAAGATTACTTCTCAATTTGATAATGATCCTTTAGCTAAATTAAAATCTAGAGAATTAGATATATTGGCTCAGAATAATGCTAAAAGAAATCAAGAAGCACAAGATAGATTAAACTTAGATAAAATGAGAGCTTTAATGAATCAATCAAATACTGATGAAAAACTTCAACAAAATGAGGACTTAGCTAAGCTAAGAGCAGCTACTTCTATAGCAAAACAACAATTTGCAAATAACGCTAAAAAGGATTATAACAATTAATTAATATGGAAAAGAAACCAGGAAAAGTTAAGACTGTAATGCATGAGTTTAAATCTGGCAAGTTGCACAGTGGTAAATCAGGTAAGATAGTTACTAATCCTAAACAAGCGATCGCAATCGCATTATCGGAGGCAAACATGTCTAAAAAAGGATGCGCAAAAGGTGGAATGGTAAAAGGATCTAACAATTCTTCTTCTGCTTACGGAACACAAGTTGGAGACCATAGTAAATTTTTAAATTCTGACGGTTATAAAAATGGTGGCATTGATGTTGAAGTTACAGATAAATCTGAAACACAAAGTGTACAAGTAAAAGGTCAGAGCAGAATGTTACCAGAAAAAAAATCTAAAGCTGAATGGTACTAGTATGTTACCAATGCTTGGAGCTATTGCACCATTAGCTAAAATTCTTTTCAGTACAATTGAAAAATCAGTTCCAGATAAAGATCTTCAAGAGAAATTAAAAGCACAACTTAATCAACAATTATTACAATCTAGTACAGAAGAATTAAAAGCGGCAGCATCTATAGTTGAAGCAGAGGCCAAAGCAGGCTGGTTTTCAGCAAGTTGGAGGCCCCTTTTAATGTACGTATTAATTTTTATATTAGTCTGGAATTATATTATTGGACCTGTTATAAGATTAATGCTAGGAACGGTTATTACATTTGAATTACCAGGCGATGTTTGGACATTGTTACAAATTGGCTTGGGTGGATATGTAGTAGGACGATCTGGTGAATCTATCGCACGCACGATGGCTAATAAAAATAACAAGGAGTAAATATGAGAGATGATTTTAAACAAAGACCAAGACCAGCATTTAGAGGTGGTGGAATTGCTCTTAGAGGATTAGGCGCAGCACTTAGAGGCGGCGGAATAGCTCAAAGAGGAATGGGAGCTGCTCTAGCTAAAGGTGGAAAATTATTTGGTGGAAAAGAAACTTATAAGGAAGAATTAGCAGAAGCTAAATCAGTTAAGTCTGGAAAAACTTCTCCTAAAGCTTTTGTTAAAGGTGAAAAATCAGAAAAGCATAAGGGTGAAGAATTAAAAAGCTTAGGTAAACAAGCTAAGATGATTAAGTCTGGAAAAAAATCTCCAGAGGCCTATGCTAAAGAAGAAACTGCTGAGTACATGAAAAAAGGCGGCAAAGCTAAGAAGAAAAAATAATTATTAAATAAAGCCGGCTTGTCCGGCTTATTTAAAAAAGGATATTTATGGCAGACGAAAAAAACACTTGGACAAAAGCTTTTGAATATACAGCTACTGATCCAGAATTAACTGGAAAAGAAAAAACAGAAAGAATTAAGGAATTATATAGACAGAAAAAAGCAATGTCTGGAGATCAACCTAGGACTAATGATATTAATGAGTATAATCCAAAAAGAAGAGCTATAATAACTAAAGTTAGAAATTTGGGTTTAACAAGTCCAGCAGATATGGAAAAAGCAGCAGAAGATAAAAAAGCTGCAAGAAGAGCTGCATATGCTGAATCAAAATCTTCAGGAGCTAGAGGTGAAAGATCTTCTAATCCAGATATTATTGAATTGAATATTATGGATTTAGAAAAAAAAGCTAAAGGTGGCTTGGTGGGTAGAGGCCAAGGAAAAGCAATTAAAATTAAAACAACTAAATTTTATTAATATGGCTGGACTTGGAAAACAATTAAGAGGAAATGGTATTGCTAGAACTGGTCTTGCAAAAGGATCTCTTCCAGATTTAACAGGTGATGGTAAAGTTACTAGAGCTGATGTTTTAAAAGGCAGAGGAGTTTTTAAAGAAGGTGGTTCATCTAAACCAGGTCTTTGGGCAAATATAAACAGAAGAAAAAAATTAGGAATATCAAGACCTAAATCTAAAACTACTATTTCTAAAGAAGCATACTCCAACATGAAAAAAGGTTTCCCTAAAAAGAAATAATGGCTGGACTTGGTATTCAAAATAGAGGTTGTGGAATAGCTAGAGTACAAAAAGCAGATGGTGGCACAGCAGCTTGGCAACGTAAAGAAGGAAAATCAGAATCAGGTGGTTTAAATAGAAAAGGTATTGCATCTTATAGAAGAGCAAACCCAGGCTCTAAATTATCAATGGCAGTTACAACAAAGCCTTCTAAATTAAAGCCAGGATCAAAATCAGCTAATAGAAGAAAATCATTTTGTTCTAGAATGAAAGGTATGAAATCTAAATTGACTTCAGCTAAAACAGCTAGAGATCCAGATTCAAGAATTAATAAGTCTCTACGTAAGTGGAACTGTTAATATAATAACAACTGAAAGGTAAACAATGGACGATACGATAGACATAGCAAGTAAACTACAACGATTTATGAAGGATCAATTAAGTAATTTAACTTCAATTGCGACTTCTGGAGGTGTTGACAATATGGAGGATTACAAGTATATTTTGGGCCAAATTCGTACATACGAATATATCTTACAGGAGATCTCTAACCTGCTAAACAAAAAGGAGCTAAGACAAGATGCCGGAAACGTTATCAAACTCGACTGAAATACCTAAAACTGTTTTAGGTCTTGAAGAAAAATATAAAGAACAAAATGAAAAAACTGTAAGAGCAGATAATATATCTCAAACTCTTATTGACAGTTTACCAAACCCAACGGGTTGGAGAATTTTAGTATTACCATTTACCCCAAAAGATAAAACCAAAGGTGGAATTTTAATAGCACAGGAATCTTTAGACAAATTAAGAATCGCAACTAATTGCGGTTATGTCATAAAGATGGGTCCATTAGCATATCATGATAAAGAAAGATATCCAAAGGGTCCGTGGTGCAAGGAAAAAGATTGGGTGATCTTTGCCCGTTATGCGGGATCAAGGTTACCAATAGAAGGTGGCGAAGTGCGCCTTTTAAACGATGACGAAGTTTTAGGGACAATTAAAAATCCTGAAGACGTTCTTTATCATATATAAACATAGGGGAAACTATGCCAGAAGAAAAAAAGAAAAGCGATGTGATGGTTGACATAGATACTTCAGGTCCTGGAGCCGATATCGAATTAGATGTTAAGCAACCAGAACAGGAGAAGGAATATGAAACTAGCGCAGACGATACTAAGTCCTCTGACACAGCTGCGAAATCAAATGAGCAGCCTGCAGTGGAGACTAAAAAAGAGACAGAAATCAAGGATCAAGGAACTGAAGAAAATGTTCCTGCGAATGACCAAAAGAAAGAATTAGACGATTACAGTGAAGGTGTTCAGAAAAGAATAGCAAAATTAACTAAGAAAATGCGTGAGGCCGAAAGACAGCGTGAAGCTGCTATCGACTATGCACGTAAAGTTCATGCTGAAAAAGAAACACTTACAGGTCGTTTAAATAAACTAGATACTGGTTATGTAACTGAAATGGAAAATAGAATTAAGTCTTCCATGGAAGCTGCAGCATCTAGATTAGGTCAAGCCAGAGTAGATGGTGATCTTAAAGCTGAAATTGCCGCTCAAACTGAAATAGCTAGATTAGGATATGAAGAGGCAAGACTTGACGAAATCAAATCTAAACAAGCTTTGGAAGTTAAAGTTGATAATTCTAAACCTGTTCAAGAATACAGAGAACAGCCTACTTATCAACAACCTGAGCAACCTATCAATCCAGATCCTAAGGCTCGTGATTGGGCTGACAAAAATACATGGTTTGGTAAGGATGAGCCAATGACTTATACGGCCTTTAGTTTACATAAAAGGCTTGTAGAAGATGAAGGTTATGATCCACAAAGTGACGAATACTATACGGAAATTAATAAAAGAATAAGACTTGAATTTCCGCATAAATTTGCTACAACTGGGTCTCAATCGACTGAAAATGTTAAACCAACACAAACGGTAGCTTCGGCTAGCCGTGTTAGTAGAACAGCCGGTCGCAAAACTGTGAAGCTCACATCATCACAGGTAGCAATTGCTAAAAAATTAGGTGTGCCATTAGAAGAATATGCGAAACAACTAAATATCACGAAGGAGGTATAAGGCATATGGTAAACGAAAATAAAACAATTAAGACTTCCCGTGCGAGCGAAACTAGGTCTAAAACAACTAGACCACAAGTTTGGACTCCACCATCATCTCTAGACGCACCGCCTGCGCCAGACGGTTTTAGACATAGATGGATAAGAGCTGAATCATTAGGCTTTGATGATACTAAAAATATCACAGGTAGAATGAGATCAGGTTATGAATTAGTGAGAGCTGATGAATTTCCTGAACAGAATTATCCAATTGTCAAAGACGGTAAATACGCAGGAGTGATTGGGGTTGGTGGCCTATTGCTGGCTAGGGTACCTGAAGAGATCGCTAAGTCTCGTGAAGAGTATTTTGCAAAAAGAACTCAAGAACGAGCTGACGCTATTGCAAACGATCCTATGAAGGAACAGCATCCAAGTATGCCGATCAGTAATGAGAGGCAAACTCGTGTAACTTTTGGTGGTACAAAGAAGGACTAATTATTTAGTAATTCCTACCCAACAAGGTTTAAAAATAAACTTAAGGAGTAAAAAATATGGCAAACACAACTAAAGCCTTTGGTCTTAGACCACTTGGCAAAGTAG